GGAAAACAGATAAGTGGCCAAATTGCTTTGGACCACTAAGACCCATCTACAGGATTATCAGTGATGATAATGTAGACAAGACAATTAGAGCTAATCATTTTAAGCTCCTTCTAACGCTATTTAAATTAAATAGAGTGTGCGAAGATTTCTCTGTACTTGACATTAAAGATATTAGTAAAAGTTTTAAATTAGAACAGTCGTTCCTAACGGAATTCGAAAAATACCTTAAGGTAAGATTAGAAAACCAAAAGAATGATATACAATCAAACTTAATAAGTTTGAGAGTGAACCCTATTATGGGACCTGCCAATGGTCCAAACGGAACTGGTAAAATATTATCAGCCGATTTGGAGGCATATGCTTTATCTCAAGATAAAAAACTATTCGAAGCTTTCGCTAAGATATGTGATTTAACTGAGAACTCTTCTTTCTTGGACTATGTAAAACGAGAATCGTCTACTGTCACAAGATTGTACGAGAGTAATAACGTTAAACCGAAACTAAAGACTGGAAAGAACAATTTTAAAGAAATTGACCTCAAAAAGGTTAAGTTAAGAAAAATTGTTGGAATACCAGCACCAGGTAATAAGAGCCGTACCGTCGCAATATGCGATTTCTGGACTCAATGTTTACTGGCCCCTATGGAGAAATCTGAGGAAAGAGAATTAAAAATTCGTTTCTCAAATCATTCATGCTTTTATTCACATTCACTGGGCTTTAAAAAAGCCTTAGAAGAATGTAACTCTGACTGGGTATCATTAGATGCCACAGCTTGGACCGATAATTTTCCGGTTCAATTGCAAAGAATATATCTTAAATTAAGATATGGTGTCGATTACGCTAACGCGTGGTACGAACTTGCAGCAGGATGTTCTTGGAATATAGGCTCCACTGATCTTACTATTAAATATGGTAAGGGTCAAGGGATGGGAACTAAAGGATCGTTTATGTTAGCTAGTATTGTCGACCACTATGTGATCGAATTTGTACTAGAAAAGCACTATGGTAAGGTTACCAACTACCAAAAGGTAGGTGATGATTTAGTTGTAGAAGATAAGGACAATGTTCTTATGCAATTCTATCCAACTATAGGTGTACAAGTTAATAGTGCGAAGTCAAAATTTTCAACTTCGAAAGGCCATTTTATGGAATTTGTATCAAGAAATGTTTGGGATGGGAAAGATATTTCGCCCTACTCAGCAAATCTTATCTATAAATCGATAAAACAACCTTATTTGTTA